CGTTTAAAGAATCATCACGAAGTACATTATTTTTATCTCCTTGAAATTTTGGATTGTCTGAATCCTCTCTTCTTGTATCAACTAAAAGACTTCCTAAAGAGTCTGGTAAATCAATAATTATTGAACTGCTTGCTTTACTTAGATTTCCAGTGTCATCTTCAAAGCGTAAGAGATATTCGCCTTCAACATAAGGCACTACTACTTGTGTGCTATTTCCAGAAAGTTTATCAATGTCTGTAGCATTTTCAAAAGTTCCAGATCCATCTGTTAAAGGAGAATGTCTGATGCGGCAGAAGCCCCCATGAGTCACATCCACCTCCTGAGACTGATCCCAACGCAACCTAATTAATTTTTCATTTACAGGTTCAATTCTTAAATTCTGCACATTTGCTGGCTTTGCTGTTTTACCTTGTGCTTGAAAAGTTGTCTCAACAGGAACATTTGATGGTCGTCTAATTGCATTAAGACTAAAAACTCTAATTTCATATAATCCAGCAGTTGAATTTAATATTTCAAAATCAGTTTTAGTTACTGTTGTATTAACAAAGTTTCCATCTTCAAATCTATATTGCACTCGATATTCATTAACACCAACTACTTGATTCCAAGTAACAAAAATTTTACTAACTGCCCGATTATTAACTACAACAATTCTTTCTTGTACTACCAAGTTGGTTGGTGCTTCAGCAAGTTCTGTCAGTGTTGTAATTGTTCTTTCTTCTAATGGGTCATCATTTTCAACAAAATCATATTTGCCATCATCATGAAAAACAGCAGTAATTTGATATGCAGTGCCTTTGACTTCAGTGACACTTATAACCCTAAATAGTTGAGTCACAAGACTATCATTTTCTAGAACCCATACTGAGTTTTGATTTGGTGCAGTATTTACTCCGTCTATAGTTAGATGTCCAGCAAGCGTGATAACACCATCTGTTATGTCTTGTACTCCTTTTTTTTGTACAGATCCATCAGGCATGATTACTGATAAAACAGGATTGTTTGTATCATCTAAATCTGTTGCGGCAGAATGGTCATCTACAGTAATTGCCAAAGAAGTAGCACTTTTAATTCTGCCTCCTCTTCTTTTGTTACTTCTTACTGGATCAGCAATTTTTATTACAGCTCCACATCTAACAATCGCACCAGCTTCAATAGTTGTGACAAAATTAACAATTTCTCCCTCGTTAGCTTGTGTGTAGAGAAACCATTTTCCTAATCTTTGAGCTTGTGTCCTTGATGTTATAGCAAATGCTTTTATATTTTTAACAACTATTCCATACTTATTTTGTAAATTAGTATCCTCAACAGTTTGAAAATCAAATTCTTGGGTTTCCATGTCAAAATATTGAACATTAATAACTGTATATTTGATCGTTTTTGATTGGTTTGAATAACTAAACCCAGCTTCAGTCACGTTTGCAAGAGTAAATAAGTAGCTGGGGTCTGTTGGTCTATCTTGAGTTAATGTAATTGTCCCTGCGTTATAAAATGCAGTAGCTCTCATACTGCTACAAATTTCTCCAATTAATTTATATGCGTCGACTTGATTCTGAATAACTGCATTACAACTAAAACGTGGGGCAAGATTTCTTCCTTCATTATCAGGTATAAGTTCAGAGTTATAAACAGAAGCAGAATAAAAAGCAAATTTATCAAGCATATCTTCAGTAATATGATCGCCAAATCCAAAGCGTTCATTTGTGAGA